ACCTGCCCAGAGGAACTCAGAGTTCTCAGCAATGTAATTCTTGTAGTAAATCTGACGACCACCAGCAACTTCAGCGTCACTGGACTTAGACAGGTTACCGAACTTCTCCAGAACGGAACCTACGTCACCAGTTACCTGACCACCAGCGTCAACCACGACGACGTGAAGGGCATCGTTATTGCCATCACGGTTTGCAGTGTAGTTGCTGGTCTGAGGACGGTTCAGAACCGAACGCCAAGGCAACGTCACCAAATCAGTACCACCGTCAGCGACGCTGGTCAAAATGTTCTGGGAGTTGTACCAGTCAACAGTAGTAGCTGTCTGCCCCATGGCGACAGTGTTTCCAGAACTGTTCACGAAGTTCAGGGGAGAACCCGTCTTGAATTCGCGTTGTGAATTTTGCTGATAATCAACAACAGTTTCAGTTCCTGCAACAACCGTGCTAACAACTCGGATGTCGATTGTTGTGGCAGTCTTGGCAGTAACGATACCTTTCAGGATGCCTGTTGCATCAGTCACTGTGCCCAATCCAACAGTTTTCCCTGTTAGATGCTGAGTAACACCCATACCAACGGTCACGTTGGATGCAATGGTGCCAGTTTGAAGTGTAGGGGTAACAGTCTGATCAGCGAAGTTATCAATAACTGCGACTTTTACTTGGTTTGACCAAGCACCAGGGTTCTTAGCAGCAAAGTACCAGTGGAGATCGTCTGCTTGATTGTTGTAATAATCGTCCTCATTTTCAACCAAAAGGTTGGTGGTATGAGCGTAACCAGCCGCTGCGTTTGCGTTTACAAGGTCTCCACCTTTACAACGCACAACATCTAATTTTCCCCCGTAAGAGAGGAAGTGCGACGCTGAAAGAAAAACCTCATAATGATAATCTGACTTTCCAATTCCCGGTTGCCCGAAAACATCAACGAGTTCTTTCTCGTTATTGATACGAGTAATCTCGTTTACGGGTCCTTTCCGAAAGGGACCGACAAAACCTGCTACGACGTTGGTTGTAAAATCAACGCCACCACGAGTTAGGTCAACTTCCCGTATAGAAATACCCGGAGATGCTAATCGAAGTGCCATTCTAACTCCCTGTTGTCCCTACGATGACTAGAGATATTTATGGAATTGCTTATTTAGTGGGACTTTAGGAATGGTACTCCCACATGTAAGAGCGATCTCCATACTCATCAGTCTTCCAAATCGTGCCATCTGACTCAACAGTCTCCCCACCCATCTCATCAAACCCATCACATATAAAACCGAAAGGTGCCATGTCTTGCTCAATAGCATTCTTCTGTTCTTCGTATATTTTCTTACGAACATCCTGGTCCGTCATCTCTTTGAAGTATTCTTGAGCAACTAACCAGGCAAAGATAACCAGGCACATAGCAAGGTCATCATTACAACCTTCCTCTGCCTCAAACGACTGCTTCTTCTGGATGAACGTTGTCAGTTCTGCAATGATGTTGTAGTCGCAGAAGATTAGTTTGTCATCCTCAACCAGAGTTTTGAGGTTAGAGCAACCCACCTTCTTGGTGACCTGACTCATCTTTACACCCAACTGAGTCTTGACACCAGAGAACCCAGAACCAACTTGCTGACCTGCACGCCCACGCATTGCAACCATCAACAGGTTTTCATACTCCAAGTCATAGAACAAAATAGATGCCACCTGGTCACCAATGTCATTGACCTCTGCCAGGACATGTGCGTTGTTGTATGCCCTACCCACTTCCTCAATAATTGATGGGAAGATCATGGGTTTGATTTCATTGTCCCTATAAACACCGACAATTTTATATGGATACTCTGTGATATCAAAAACACAGAACGTGCTATAGTCTTTGCCTACACCACGTGCAACGTCAACTGTAATAACGTACTCATGTTTTTCACGTGGAGTTTCATATAGAGATAACTTGCCATTCCTTTTTACTGGGTCTTCAAAGACCAGTGCTTTCAGTTTTGATGCTGCTATCAGAGTATCAACAGATCCTAGGAATTCGCACTCAAACTCAATCTTGAACTGTTGCTCTGACGTGTTAGCAATGGTTTGCTTTTTCCACTTAGCATCTCTTCCTGGCACCTCAGACCAGTGCACTTCCGTAGGAACATATTCATTCTTACCACGCTCAGCATCATGCCACATCCTGTAGAAGTGGTTCATGCCATGAGGCGTAGATACAATAATTACTTTGGAAGATTTACCAGATGAGATTGTAGGATATACCGACGCAAAGAAATCATCTGCCAAGTGGTTTGCCACAAACGCAAACTCGTCCAGGAAGATGATGTTGAAAGACATACCTCGAACAGCAGATGCTGAGGTAGATGCAGCAATGATCTTAGAACCGTTTTCCAGTTCCATAGATCCTTTGTTCCAAGCTATGATGCCTTGCTGCATCCAGCGCGGCAGGTTTTCGTACGCCAGTTGTAATCTGCCGAGGAGATCTCTAGCTGTTGCCGCTTTGTTTGCGAGGATTCCGATGTTGACGTTATCATTGAAGATCGCGTAGTGGAGAAGAAACGATACAACAGTGGTAGACTTTCCAGTCTGCCTAGGCATCTTGCATATATTGAATCTATGCTTATGAAAATTTCTGATAAGTTTCTTTTGAAACTTATACATGTTGAACGGGACAAGACCTTCGTCCACGTTGACAATTCTTATGTACTTTTCTGTAAAATAAACAGGGTCATTTTTACATCGAACAAATTCGATGATATTTTCTTCGGTAAACTCTTGCTTAGTGTTTACCTTTTTTAGATTGGGATTACCAAGATATACGTCACTCCCAGCCATAAATTACCTTCCTCGACTCTCAATCATGAACTGACTGAATGTCTTTAGTTCTTTAGATTCTTTCTTCCAACTAGACTTGCCAAAAGCAGCCGCAGTGTTTCCAATTGCGTACTTACCAACTTTTCCTGCAACAACTGCGGCCTTTCCTGCAACTTGTGCTGCAGCACCAAGTTTGCCAGCAACTCTCTTCGCCTTGACATAATTTTTCTTTGCGGTGTAATTGGTAGGTCCGCCAGTCTTTTTCTCAGGTGCTCTCTTCGCAAGTGCACCACCTTGAGCAACTCTATCAGTACCTGCCCCAGAAGGGGGACGGTTTTGATTCGATCCAGCACTAGAAAGTTTCTTTTGTCCTCCTGAAACGGAATCCGATGAAGAAGAAGAACCAGAAATTTTCTTTTGTCCAGGAGTTACATCACGGACCTTCACCTTCTTCACACCCATGTCTACTGCCTTGCCCCCAGCAGCACCAACACGCTTGCTACCACTAGAGCCACCAACCTTATTAGACTGATTGCCTTGTGAATTACTTTTGACAAGACCGCCACGCTTGGCAAGGGCACTGGTTCCTACCTCCTTCTTTCCTGAAGGTTTTGCTGGTGTATTGGTAGATGTGTTGTTGGATGTGTTGTTGGATTTATTGGCACGTGCTTGTGCTTGCTTCCTTACCTGTGCCGCCTTTTGTGCAGCACCAGGATTTTTCTTCTGGTAATCTCTGAACTGATCATCACTCATGCGAGCGAACGCATCACCAGGCGCTTCGTAGATAGGTTTCCTGAAAGACATAGTGATACTAATTGTCCGTATTATTTAGTAGTCCCTTCTTGATCATTTTCTGCAGTTCACTTGTGCTACCTACAAACAAGGCATTGTTAGTGACGTTTTTGGGACCTTCCTCTGCATTCAGATCCTTCATTTTTTTCTGCAAGTCAACGATCTTATCGGTGACATCACCGACGTGTTTGATCAACTGACCAGCAACTTCATATGCTCTAGGATGCTGAGTATCCATACAGACATCAAGGATGCCATTTACTGCTTCTTGCCCCTTCTCAACTAAGTTATAGAGTTGGGCACGAGAGTATTCATAATCCTTATCGCCGTCTGCAGGTCTTAGTTTCTTTGCGATTGCTTTTGTTTCTTTTACAATCTCAGATTTAGTTTCTAGTGCTTTGTCGATAGCATCAAAATTTTGACTCATACATCAGTACCAGTTTTGGGACTAAACGATTTTCCATCTGCATCAAAGAATGATCTAGATTCACTGAAACCGAATGTATCCCCAAATTCAATTAGGTCATCATCAGCACTATTTACCAAATTGATCTCGTCATCCGCTGCATGAGCAACAATATTGGTATTGTATACACCTCTCTGAACAATCAAATTATTAGAATCAATTTCTTTGATTCGCATGACTTCATTGTTTATTTCAATGTATGCACCCACTGTGTACTGTGATCCATTTGCTACCTTGATAAGAGTTTTTATTTTATCGACGGCGGCAGTAATTTTTCCCGATTGATCGTCATTATAATCTTTGGCTGCTTGGGGAACAACGGTGTATCTCTGTTCCCTTGGAGCACGCAGAGCGGAAGAATAATCCACTTGAACTTTTTTGATAATTCCATTTTCGTCCGTAGGCACTTCTTGATAGAAATACGTCTTCGCTACGAAATCAAGATCATATTGTATAAATCTGCGTGTTGAAAAGTCTCCCTCATACTCATCAACAAATCCAACGTTTGTTAGAGTAAAAGGAACATCACGCTTCTCACTTACTCCCTCAAGCATGTTGATAGTCACGCTGTAAGAAGGTTGGAAAAATGGTAAAATTTGCTCAATGATTTGTAGTGCATCGTCCTGCAGTTTTGCTGCAAAGCTCAACCTAAATCCCAAGTCATATGGGACAGGCATATACATCTTCTTTACTTTAGACTTTGCTGTCGGTGACAGCATTGTAAACTTTTGAATAGGAGATGCTTTTCTACTTGCGTCGTAGACGTATGATGTCAACTGAAACGACAATCTAGGTAGACTGATAGCAATATTGTCATCAAAGTTTGGTTGCTGTTCAATCCTTGCAAGGAACCTTTGAATAGGTCCGTATGCAATGGGAACTTTGATTTGACTAATACTTTGTCCGTCAGTGCCAAATTTTTTGACGCTGATATTATTGAATAGTGTGCCGAAAGCAATTACGGTTTTCCGAATTGTTTCATTGTAAAAGTAATTGCCAACCATTACACTTCACCAAAGGGGTTTTTCTCTGTAAAATCTAAGATGCTATCTGCTTCGTTCTGAATAGTATCTCCCGAGTTATAACTGGGAGCGAAGTCGTCATCGTTATAATCGATGGTATTTAGACGATATGCACTTCCCTCATTGTCCACGATGAGTTCTCCTACATGGAAGTCGCCACTCAGACTACGTGCTTTGAGAGTAAGATTTGGGGCATCCCAAGAAGTAACAAATGCAGTGCTGAAACTGGATTGACCTTTGATAATTTCTCCATAACTGAAAGTACCAACCCCAACTGTGCCTGCTGCTCCCACAGTTACTGTGGGTGTAGAAGTGTATCCAGAACCAGCATCAGTAATACGAATAGAATTCAAACGACCTAATGTATCTACGACTGCAAGTGCCTTGGCAATATGTCCCCCAGAAGGAGGTGCATTGAAGGTAATTGATGGAGGATCAGATTGAATATACTCTGATCCAACATTACCTATAGTAACTGGACCAATACCTCCAGTGGTAGAGATAGCAGCTCTTGCGACTGCACCAGATCCTCGACCATCCTCAGAAATGAATTGAATAGTAGGAGCTGCAGTGTAACCTACACCAGGATTAGTGATAAAGATGTCACTAATATAAGTTGATTTGAATTGACTATTACCTGTAGTGCTAGTGATAGCAACTGCAGTTGCAGTTGTTCCTCCTCCTACAGGGGGAGAGATTTTGATTGTAGGGGCAGCACTCCAACCGGTACCACCATTCAATAGATCAATGTAACGAATACCAGTGGCAAGTCCTACAGTTGCTGATGCAGTGGTTCCAACATCTAGTAAAACAAATGTGGCATTGTAACCAGCAGTCTTGAAGTCATCATCAATTACACCGACTCCCGTTTGGATGACTTCATCCTCATACTCGAACGGTTCAACAGTCAGAGTGTACGTATAGTTTTTACGTAGTTGATAGAAGTTACTAACATCATCTACATACTTGATCTCCATCAAGAGATCTCTATATGGAAAATATAAAAGATCTCCTTCATAAGGACGTGTAGGTGCATTTGTCAATCCACGAGCACCATCCATCAAAGGTGTGATATAGTTTAGGTAACGAGTTTGAGAGATGACAACCTTCATCTCTGCAGTAGTACGAACTCCAAATTTTGTTAGTAGATTATATCCAGCATCAAAACCTTCGTAAGATTCAATATACCCTTCAATAGGAAACGATTTGGTAAACTTAGAAGAAGTTACCTCCCTCATAATAGTTTTAGTGTTGACAAAAATGCGAGGCAGATAAACGAATTCTACCCCATACATTTTGATCTGTTCGTCTATCAGATCTTGTACGAGGTTTTGTTCAGTATCCGTGCCTTGTTGAAAGAAGGGGTTTAGTGCCATTATCCAATCAGATCCAGCGGAGGAAGTTCATATTCAAGTGCCATCTTATCTTCCAATGCCTGGATTTCTCCAAGAGCATCTTCATAAATTTGTCTGCCATTCAGTTCAACACCACCTGGCAATTTTACACCTTGGAACTTGATTAGGTTTTGTCCCCACTGCTTTTTGAGAAGAGCAGTAAAGTAACGTTTCAAGAAGATATCGTTATATACTTTTGGAAAGTCGTTGGGGTTCAAAACCCTGTAGCAACGGATAATGATATAATCATTTTCCTGCATACTATTACCATCAACGTCCAGATAGAGTCTGTTCTGCCGACGATTGAAACGGATTGCTTTCTCAGGATGTAAAATATGATCTAGGTCTTCCAAATATCTTTTAGTCATTGTGTATCCCATCAGTTCCATTGAACTGAAAAAATACACGTCGTTCAGCATCAACTGATAATTGATGTTGAACATGTTCGTCGAGATTAGACGATTG